CCAGTCATAAATGACAGCCGGTTTGATATATTCGCGTTCGCGCTTGTTAAGTGGCTTATCCATCTACTCAGCCTCCCACTTGATGCCAGCGGCGCGACGAATAACCATCCTGAGGGCATATTTAACTCTGTCGGCCAATACATCGTATTCTTTACGACCATCCCATCGGGCAGCACCGCCGTCCCACTTGAACTTCTCAGACAAATACGCGGCGACAGGAGCCATAATGTCGTGCTCTGCATCATCTGGCAGCTTCACGGTGCGTGACTCCAGCTCGGCGATGCGCTTAGCCTGCCAGTCAACGAAGTCTGCGAGTCCAACACCTTTTTCGCGCAAACCGTAGTCATCCCGAAGCATGTCGTATACATCTGCTTTGGTCTTCTCCTTCTCCAGCGCCTCTACCAGCTCAACGTTTCGTTTTCCTTTGGCCTCTACCTGTCGATACAGCTCATCCCAACTTTTTGAGTTGTTGCGCACCAGACTTGTCACGCGCTCTTCACGTGACTTGTAATGCTCCAGCGCCTCTACCAGCGCGAGGATGTTGGCAGGGTTAGCCAGGGCGATGAACTCTGCGTTGGATTTTGCGTTTTTCTGACAGTCAAAACCCGCCCACTTAATGATATTTTCACAGCGGGCATCATCCGGCGTATGTACAGAGAAAGTACGGGTGGCCGTATCGGTAAACGCTACCCATTGACCTTTAGTCGCTTTCTTTGCTGACGCTTTCAGGCTCTGTGCCAGTTCGGTGATATCAGTCATCGCTATTCTCCAGCACCAGTTGGGTGTCGTCAGGAACCTGCAGCGTCAGAACAACGCTATAGCCGCGCTCATGCTGGCTAAATGAAGCCGGCCATGCTGGGAGCGGCGTATCTTCATTGACCTGGCCGACTCCGAGCGCCCAGCAGCCTTCGTCCGTATAGCAGGCAATAACCAGCATCTCACCTTCAGCAGATTTGAGGTGATAAACGCCGGGATTGCTGTACATGCAGATTTCTTCCCGGATGGCGCCTTCACACTCGAATAGGTCATCGCTGGCACCGTAAAATTTCAGCTCTTTCATGCTGCACGCTCCTGTTTACTTGCTGAGAATGTCGGCTCCATTTCCATCACAACTTCAAATAGGCCAACACTTTTACCATCGACGAACAGCTCGATATTCAATGGCCAGTGGTCCTCCCATCCGTCATGATTTTCCCAGTAGTCTTCAGCCGCATCCTGCACCATCTGCTCGTATTCCCAGTCGTCTGTCGATTCATCTACCTCTCGCGGGTCCAAATAATCGGCAGATTTAATCCCGGCTCCATTAACGGCATATTGAATGATGCTCATTTGTCGGCCCCCTCGCGCAGCAACTCTGCGTATTCAGAGGCCGCTCTGCTTGCTCTGGCTTTCCAGCCGGTTGTGATGTTGTTGTCTTTGATCGCCTCTTCAGCAAACATCAGAGCGAACATCTCCACCCCATCAGCCTTAATCCCGGCTACGATGCGATCGGTGGCGGGGGTTTCAGGCTTAAGTGCTTCAAGAACGGCGTGGATAACCTCTGTTTCGTTTTCAACCCATGACCACTCGGAGGTTTCATTCCAGTCATGATCCATTACTGCGGTTTCCATGAATGCATCGACTGCTTCGGATGGGATTTCCTTCTGGCTAAATACATTCTTCAGCTCCACATTCTCCGCAGCCAGCTGAACATTTTGGTCTGCCAGCATATTCCCGGCTTTTATGGCGGCATCCAGTGAAGCGCTGCAAATGCGAAACTCTTTCGCCAGCTTCAGGAACTTCTGCTCTCTGATTGACAGATCGCCCGCACTCTCCAGCGAGTGAATGAGCTCGTTTACTGCCTGTAGTGTGATAGTCATTTGGCGGCTCCTGCAGCGATCATGGCGGTGATTTCTTCCGGGGTCTCTTTCACTTCAATGCGCTCTCCGGAGGTCATTTTCAGGACTGTCAGCCCGGCGAAAAACATACTGATAATGTGGTCTGCGGCTACAAACACAGGCTCGTAGACTGTCTCAGAGTCCCAACCGTGTGCACCCTGGTGCTGAACCACCACTTTTTGTGCTAATTTGAGAAAAATCATTTTCTTACTCCCGCCAGGCACTGGTTAAAAAGGTTGGTCAGCTTGTTGGCGCCGCAATGATGATTGCTAAACTGAAAATCTGCCGACGTGCTTTCGGTTACGGTTGTCTGCTCTGCAAGGGTGTAGCGATAGCCTTTACGCTCACCTGCTCGCAAAACCCGGCCATCGTTAAACGTGGCCCAAATGGCAGAGTTAACGACAGAGGAATCCAGGCCCGTTCCGGTGCGAATCTCTGAAAAAGTGCAACCGGGATGACTGCCGATAAAATTGATGACGATTTGAGTACCGGATATACGTTTCATTGAATCAGCCCCTTTTCTTTGCCAATCAGGTATTCGTCCCGCAGCCACTGAGCCGGGGTTAGCGCTCCGAGCGATGCCGCGCCTGGCATGCATCCGAAGCTTTTGCCTTCCGGGTGATAACCGCGCTGCCTGCTGGCGTGATTTGTGGGGATCACTTCCTGGTTGTTCTCCAGAGCCAGTACCGGCGACGGTATTTGCTCTCCAGCGGCCACTTTCAGCGCCCAGTCTTCCAGCTTTTTGGCGGCATACTTCTCGGTTTCTGCCTCGCTAAGCTGCCGCTGGTACATTGCCCGCCGGGTATCGGTGACAATCCAGTACATGACAGGGTGAGACCACGGGAAGCGCTCAGCACCGCCGGTATGCAGCCCTTTTTCACGGCTGTAGCGGTGGAACTCGTTCATCACGTCGACAAGAGTCACGCCGAGCACAGTGCCGCTGTCCTTGCACCACTTGATGAACTGGCCCGGCGATGGCCAGAACGGCGATTCGCTGGCTCTCGCATGTCGCACTCCTGCGGATAACTGCTCGCGGGTGCGGATCCCGTTTTCGGCAAAAGCTGCAATCCACTGGCGCTTCGCTGTCTTCTCTTCGGCGTCGGTGCGCAGATTGGTCTGCGTTGACGCCGGGAAGATCTGCTTCAGCTGACGGAAAAGAGCGTCAACCAGCCTTTCCGCTTCGACGTCGAGAAGCCTTTGCGGGTCAGTTCCAGCCGTCGCCATTCTGGCCAGCGCATCACCATCGCGATTACTGATCGCGGTCATAAGCTGAGCGGTCATATGAAGTCCTTCCAGCCTTCAGGGCTGTTCCAGTGCGGGGAATCAGGTTCGTTTCTCTGGCGCCCGGAAAGCGGATTTACCCTCGCGTTCCTGAGCCATACCCGGAATGCCGAGTTCCAGTCGATCAGCTTTGTGCCTCGGGCTTTGTGATAATCCCGAAAGTTCAGCAGCTCAGTTTCAATGCTGAGCCCTTTCTCCGAGGCGATCGCAATGTGATCTGTCGATGGCTTGAAAGCAGGAGGGAAAGGTATTTCCCCATTGGGTGAAATGCCGATCCGTCGTTTTGCCGCTTCGCTGATAAACTGCCCTCGCGTAGAGAGAGAGTCTGGTTCAGTGACTGGTTCAAAAGAGTGACTGGTTCTGGTGCCATCTGGTGGCATAGGGGGTGTGCCATCAGATGGCATAGGGGGTGCTATTTCATGGCATACCCCTGTGCTTTTTAGTGGCATAGGGGTAGCGTCAAGGTTCAGATAATACACGTTGGATGTATTACCTTTCCCGTTGTTGACCCCAACGCGATTTTCACGCTTGAGCAGCCCCATATCTTCAAGCGCATCAATATGGTTGCGAACAGCGGATTTGCTGCATTCGCACTGATCGGCAATGTGCTGATATGAAGGCCAGCATTCACCCTTATCGTTGGCGTTGTCGGCCAGCTTGATAAGAACAAGCTTACGCAGTGAGTTGCCCACTTTGACCCCCATTGCTTTCGCCATAAGTGACATGCTCACGTGCTACCTCCGGTTTGTTTACTCTTACAGATTTACCAGGCATACTTACCTCGCAATTACCTCTTCGTTTTTGCACCTGAAAGCCGTTAGTGTCCTACCACTGCGGCTTTTGCCCTTTCTGATACCCCTCATGCCTCAAAATCCCCCTTCTCTCCCGTTCGGTTAGAAATCAGGATGGCCAGCAGCAACGACATGTTCGGCAGCAGGCTTTCCCGCCAGCGACTTACCGTCGACTTATTCACTCCGGCCACTTTGGCGATATTCGTGGTTCCCAGTTCTGCTATCTGGCTGTGCAACCAGCTTTCAATTCTCCGGGCCTCCACTTTGTTGCGTGTTGTTGAACTCTCCATTTGTGATACTTCCTCTGGTGTTGTTTGGAATGGCCGCCGGTCAGGCGGCGCTATTGTTTGGTGGCGGAAAAATGGAAGGCAGATCAGGGCGAAACTCATGCGCCTTAATCTCTCCATTTACGGCCGCAACAAGGTCGGGAACATGCACAGGAGAAATCCTCTTTTTCCCGTTTAGCCAGTCGCAGATCGTCGACTGCGCTTTGCCGCATCGCTTGGCCAATTCTTTCTGACTGCCGGCGATGGAAATCGCTTTTTCTACTGCGGGGTTTTTCATAATCACCTCAGCTATTGGTTTTTGATGATTATGGTTATCGCAAAAGAGATTGTCAATCGCCTATGCGATTTTTTGCTAAGTAATCGCTGTGGCGATAGGATTAAAGGAGTTACTTTGAGGAGGTGTTATGGATTTCTCTGAGCGTCTTGCTCGAGCAATGTCATTAGCTGGGTATACGCAAGGCAGGCTTGCCAAAGCGGTTGGCATGGCGCAGTCGAGCGTGAACAAGCTGCTTAATGGCGCCAACGGATCTCGCAAGACAGTGGAAATAGCATCAGTGTTAGGTGTGCGTCCTGAATGGCTATCCACTGGCGCAGGTGAAATGCTTGCTGATTCCATACAGATTACGCAAGTGCAGACGCCAGTAACACCGCAAAATGGCATTTATCGTGTGGATGTCCTCGATGTAAAAGCCAGTGCAGGACCAGGTGCGCTTATCACGAACGATTTCATAGAGACGATTCGTGCGATCGAATACACATCGGAGCAGGCCAGATCTCTATTTGGCAATCGACCAGCTCATCACATAAAAGTAATCACCGTTACCGGTGATAGCATGGATACGACGATCTCACCCGGTGATGAAATTTTCGTAGACATCAGCGTTACCCATTTTGATAGTGATGGCGTTTACGTGTTTGTTTTTGGAAAAACCCTTCACGTCAAGCGCTTGCAGATGCAAAGGGACCGACTGGCCGTAATTTCAGATAACCCTATCTATGAAAAATGGTACGTAGAGCCAGGTGATGAAGACCAGTTCTACGTTATGGCCAGAGTCCTTCTCAGACAATCCATCGAATATAAACGATTCGCATAACCCGCTTCGGCGGGTTTTTTATCGCCTGCCGCCGTTAAACCATTCGTAAAAACGCCTGCCTAATTTTTTTTCTTAAAATAATCACTTTAATAATCACGCGCTTATCACTTTTACGATTATTAATATCGTTTAAGCGATTGACCCAATCAATCGCCTTGGCTATTATCAATCCATCCAAACAACACCGGCAACGCCGGGGTGAAGTCAAAACGTCCCGTTAGCCGCGATAAGGCAAAGGTGAAGAGATGATCCGCGAAGAAGATAAGCCTGCATGGCGTAATTTTTGGTTAAAGGTCGTTCCGTTTTTGGTTGCAGTCCTCGTAGTTAGCATTCAGTGCTGGGGTGGAAAATGAGAAAACAAGGCATTCGTTCACTGATTTACTGCCTGCTGGTCTGCGGCGTTATCTGGGCGGCGGCGATTATCAAAATTCTGCACGTTACGGGGGTGTTCAATGGCTAAAGCAATTCCTAACAGCGGACGCGCCGTGATGATGCGTAACGCTAAAACTGGCGCCACCTGGAAGGTTTCTCGCGACTACCTGAAGGACACCTTCTGGTTCGAGCCGCAGGGTAACTTGCGCCATATCCGCCAGTGCTTTGAAGCGCGTGAGCTGCTGCCAAATCTGGTGCCGGCCGGAACGCACTAACCGGAACGCAAATTTAATTAAGCCATTAGGCAGCCAATCAAGGTGCCGGGCATCTCTCAACCTTTTGTAGGAGAAACCATGAGCGAAATAATGGATTTAGTCGTCATCGAGGAAAAGAACGCGATGGCGGTTTTCACCAATAACGACCAGCTCGACCCGCTTATCGAAGCGATCGAAAAAGAGGCTCGTAGTCTGGTGCCGGACGTGACCACCAAAAAAGGCCGTGACGCCATCGCATCCATGGCTCACAAGGTTGCGCGCTCTAAAACTTACATCGACAACGCAGGTAAAGACCTGGTCGCTGAGCTGAAGGCCCTGCCAAAGCAAATCGACGAAAGCCGCCGCGTTGTCCGCGAACGCCTCGATGCGCTGAAAGATGAAGTGCGCCGGCCGCTGACTGAATGGGAAGCCGAGCAGGAGCGCATTAAGGCCGAAGAAGCCATGAACGCGCTGCACGCTGAAGCGCTGGAAATGAACATCAAGTTTGATCAGGAGTTGGCGGCCAAGTTCGAAGCGGACCACGAAATGGCCCTACTGATGGATAAAGATATTGACCGCGAACGCGCAGATAAAGCAGCCGAAGCCGAACGCCATCGCATTGCCCGCGAAGAAGAGATTAAACGTCAGGCGGAAGAGAAAGCCAAACGTGAAGCAGCTGAAAAGGCACAGCGTGAAATTGACGCTGCGGCCGCCAGAGAGCGCGAGGCGATTTTGGCAAAAGAGCGCGCAGAACGTGAGCAGAAAGAAGCGGCAGAAAAAGCAGAGCGCGAACGAATTGCGGCAGAGCAGAAAGCAGCGGCTGACAAACAGGCAGCTATCGATGCTGAGCGCCGCAAAGCCCACGAAGAAGCCGATCGCATCCGCCGTGAAGCAGAGCAGCGTGAACAGGCGCGCCTAGCTGAAGAAAAGCGCAAAGCCGAAGAGCTGGCTCGCCGCGAAGCCGATGTTAACCACCGCAAGGCTATCGGTACCGACATCGTTAAAGCTCTGCAGGCCAATACCACCTTAACCCGGGATCAGGCTATCGAGGTGCTCACCGCGGTTAAAGACGGCCGCATTCCTCATACCGGTATAAGTTACTGAGGTGCTTATGAACGCATACCGCGCATATGACGTGATCGAAGAGCGTAAGTGGGCTGAGCAAACGCTGGACGAAGAGAAGGAAAAGTGGATTGAAGATCGGGCGCAGGAAATTATCGACACCCTGCCGAAAGAGCCGTCAGGCCTGTTCCGCTTCTCTGTGCCGATGGACAAAAGCCCATACGAAGGCCTCCGCAGCGATGCAGCTGGCGAGGCATATAACGATCTCATCTCGGCAGTAGCTTACGCCCAGGCGGAATACGACTGGGATCACCGCACCGGCTGCCCGTTTTAAGGATGCATAAAATGTCTGAATCTAAAACTCACTATCGAAAAGCTTTTGACTCTCCTTACCTGAGCAGTGCCGACATCGTTGAACCCACGGTACTGACGATTGCTCGGGCAAAGTTAGAAGGCGACAAAACCAAAAAAACCAAAGACGTTTTCAACACCGCTTATTTTGAGGAGCGAGAGTTGCGCCCTGGCGAAAAGCTTAAACCGATGATCCTGAATGCCACCAATAGCAAGATGCTGAAAAGCATTACCGGATCGCCATTCCTTGAGGATTGGGTCGGCGTGAAAGTCACTGTTTACGTCGATAAAAATGTCCGTTTCGGAAAGGAATCGGTTGAAGGTCTCCGCTTAAGCCCAGCGCGCGTTACAAAACCTGTGCTTTCCCCGGAAAAAACACAGGCATGGAATAACGCTAAGGCCGCCTTCAAGCGCGATGGCAACCTGGATGCAGTTCTGGCGAGGATGGACATTTCTCCAGAGCATCGCCGCCAACTGGAACAGGAGTGCTCAGCATGATCTGGCATGACGTCGAGCAAAACGGTGAAAAGTGGGATGCTCTTCGCCTTGGGAAGGCTACCGCTTCAAACTTCGGCTTGATTATGGCTAACGATGGCAAGGCGTTTGGTGAGCCAGCCAAGCGTTATGCGCTTCAGTTAGCTCTTGAGCAGATTAAAGGGTGCAAGTCTGAGTTTGGTTTCACAAACGAGCATATGGAGCGTGGGCACGAACAGGAGCCAATAGCTCGCATGCTGTACGAAGAGATGAACTTCGTCGACGTGGATAACGGCGGTTTCTTTGATCACGAAACGTATGGGGATAGTCCAGACGGACTCGTAGGCCGGGATGGGTTGATTGAGATTAAGTCGGTAATTGCTGCCACTCACTACTCCACTCTCACCCGCGGCTCCTTCGATCCGGCATACAAATGGCAACTAGTCGGTCACCTTGATTGCTCTGGTCGGGATTGGGTTGACTTCATCAGCTACTGCTCTGATTTCCCTGACGGGAAGCAACTCATTGTTTACCGCCTGACGGCGGCTGAGTGTGAATCAGAGATAAGCCGCCTTCGCGCGAGAAGGAAGGAGTTCCTGGCCCTTGTGGCAGAGACCAAGCGAATGATACTGGAGCTCGGATGAAAACTAATCACGACGGAATCACCGTTGGAAGTATCACTCTTCCCTATTCCATCAATCGCCGGGGATGGATCGCCCCAAGCGGCGACGTTATCAAAAACCCATTAAAGGCTCAGCGTCTGGCTGAGCTGATGAACAGTAAGAAGGTGGTGGCATGAGCAGAAAATACTCTCTGATTTATGCCGATCCGCCATGGGCTTATGGGAACACAATCAGCAACGGCGCCGCAGTGGACCACTATTCGACGATGCGCCTCATCGACCTGAAGCGTCTTCCAGTGTGGGAACTGGCTGCCGAAAACGCGGTGCTGGCGATGTGGTACACCGGCACCCACAACCAGGAGGCGATCGAGTTGGCCGAGGCCTGGGGATTTACGGTGCGCACGATGAAGGGCTTCACCTGGGTGAAGCTTAATCAGCTGGCCGAACTGCGCATTACCAAGGCTCTGGCAGAGGGCGATTTGACCGACTTTTACGACTTCCTCGACCTGCTGAATGCCGAGACACGCATGAACGGCGGCAATCATACCCGCGCCAATACCGAAGACGTACTGATCGCCACCCGAGGCACCGGGCTGGAGCGCAAGCACGCTGGAATTAAGCAGGTGGTCTACAGCCCACTCGGCGCGCACAGCGAGAAACCGTGGGAAGTTCGCCACCGCCTGGAGCTGCTCTACGGCGACGTGCCACGGATTGAGTTGTTCAGTCGCTGCGCTGCGCCAGGCTGGAGTCATTGGGGCAACCAGTGCGCCACCGCTTCCGTTGAGCTAATCCCCGGCTGCGCCATCGACGTTGTTAAGACGGAGGTGGCATGAGGTCAGCAGCTTACTACAACGAGATAGACCCATTCGCGGCGCAGTGGCTGCGCAACCTGATTGCCGCCGGGCATATCGTCCCGGGCGAAGTTGACGAACGGAGTATTGAAGATGTCAGACCTGACGACCTCAGAGGATTTACCCAGTGTCATTTTTTCGCCGGGATCGGCGTCTGGTCTCATTCCCTCCGCCTCGCCGGATGGCCTGACGATCGCCCGGTCTGGACTGGTTCCTGCCCGTGCCAGCCTTTCAGCGCGGCAGGCAAAGGAGATGGGTTTGCTGACGAGCGGCACCTTTGGCCAGCCTTCTTCCACCTCATCAGCGAGCTCAGACCTCAGCATGTCTTTGGCGAACAGGTTGCAGCTGGTAACGCAAACACATGGTTCGACCTTGTACAAGCAGACATGGAAGGAGTGGGATACGCCTTCGGGCTTGTGCCGTTTACGTCAGCGAGCATCGGTGCGCCGCACATCAGAGAACGGGCCTACTGGGTGGCCAACGCCACAGGTCAACTACATCACCAATGCAACGACGGTGCAAATGAGCGCGGACGGGAGAGAGACCCCGAACAAAATCGGATGGGCGGCGGCATTGGCGGGCTGGGTAACTCCAACGTCGCGCGACTGGAAGGACTCAGCGGGAATGACGGCGCAGCGGGACGGGAAGGAACGACTGGACCAGTTGCCGCGCCAGGCGTTCATGACGGGATGGCCAACACCGACAACGAGCAACACTCGATCGCCATCAGTAGATGCGGCCATGAACATGTATCGACAGAACGGGAGCAAGACCCAGCAGCGTCTGCAGGACTTCGCGGGGATTACCGGCCCCTTGAGGTTAACGGTTTTTGGAGAGATGCGGACTGGCTCTTTTGTCGAGATGGCAAATGGCGTCCAGTTGAACCCGGCACATTCCCGCTGGTTGATGGGGCTGCCGCACGCATGGGACGAGTCGAGCCCGGGGTGGCAAGAGTGGCAAGCAGCAACCGCGTCGGCCGACTCAAAGGGTACGGCAACGCTATAAACGCCCACGCCGCAGCGGCTTTCATTCGCGCTTATATGGGGGTCGCATGACGCCAGAAGAAAAAGAAAACGCCCTCCGCGCCCAGGCTCGCCGCTGCGCAGAAGAGCTAACCAAAGCGATGAGCGTAAAGCCTAAACCGAAGTGGAACGCTGTATGCCCCCCCATCCTTCGCAAGCACTACGAGATGGTCCGGCCTATGGGCGTCAGCTTAGTCAAATTTGTCAGTGTTATTGGGCGGCTTAGCGGCCGCTATGGAGTGGAATCATGAGCAACCCTATTACTGTCGGCCTGTCAGGCTTAACTAACCGTATCTTTGCTGGGCGATCTAAGCCAAGCAAATTAGCCCCAGGCGTGCGCGAATTCACCGGGGAAAAGTTCGATGTTACGGATGATGTTCTGTTTGCTGTAGCCCATCTGATGATTGCCCGCGATGACGTGCTTATTTTCCCTGCGGCAAACGGCAAGGAAATCCATCTGCGCGCTGACCTCAAAGACAAGGCAGGTGCAGCATGAAAGAACGCGGAATGATTTTTAACGGGGAAATGGTGCGGGCCATTCTCGACGGCCGTAAGACGCAGACCTGGCGCCCAGTGAAATTCCCTGTGCATGATAAAAACCTTGGGTGCGAGCTGGCTGGCAATGAACTGGCCGGGGAGCTGTCGGCAGGCAACTATCTGAACAGCGCATTTGGCAAGCCAGACTATCGAATTTGGGTGCGCGAGACGTGGGGAGTCGTCAGCCACGAATTGGATGAGGATGGTCGAATCCAACCATGGACGCCAGACCGGCCGGCTACGGTTATTCATGAAATGCCGTTTGGCAACGGCTATTACTCTGGTCACGCCATTTATGCAGCTGATGGCGATTTCACCTGGGGTGATGACGATGGTTATGAAGATGGTCGTTCGTGCTGGAAACCCTCCATTCATATGCCGAGAGCAGCCAGCCGTATTCTGCTGGAAATCACCGACGTGCGGGTTGAACGGCTGAACGCTATCAGCGAAGAGGATGCGGAGGCGGAAGGAATCGACATGGAGGCACTTTATGACTCTCAGGACTGTTACGACTGCATTGCAGACCACAATATGACCGGAAGGCCAACGGTAACAGGCGCATTCAAGTACCTGTGGGAATCCATCTACGGCGAGGAGGGCTGGAAATCCAACCCCTGGGTTTGGGTTATCGAGTTCAAGCGCGTTGAAGGTGGTGCAGCATGAGCAATCCCACTGATGATGAAATCCTTCAAGTGTTGCGAGAGCACAACTGGTGCATGACGTATGTCGTAGCCTATTGGTTGCGACAAAAATATAAGGAAATCAATACTCCTTACGTGCTTCGCAGGCTGAAGAAAATGGAAGTGGCAGGAAGCGTTAAGCGTGTAAAAAGTTTTTATAAGCGACAGATTCGCTGGGAGGCGGTATGAGCGCAGAACTCATCGATCAGGCCAACGAGCTGGCAGAGCGCCGGCTGGAAATAACCATCCAGAACATGCGCATCAACCATGCGGCTGTTTCGGCTACTCACTGCTGCGATTGCGGGGAAGAGATACCAGAACAGCGCCGGGAAGCGGTTCCGGGCTGTCAGCGCTGCGCTGATTGCCAGGAAGAGTTTGAAGAACGTAGTAAGCACCAGAGGTGATGTATGTGGGTAATGATGAAACTTAAACGTACTGGGCAGGAGATGTATTTCCAGTGTTACGACAGCAGGGAAACGGCTGAAATGGCGGTTAAGGTTTTGAACTCAGTCGCCAGCAGCTGGGAATTCTATATCAAATAAAGAGTGCTCCAGAGGTGATGCATGCAAACAATTATCCAGATTGAGCCAAACGAATGGGTTTCAGAGGACTTGCTGATGGCGGTCACAGGGTTGAAGCGGGGAACTATTACCCGCGCTCGAAAAGCCTCCTGGCTGCTTGGGCGGGAGTATAAGCACGTTTCCCCTGAAGGTGAGCCAAAGCCAACTAGCGAGTGCATGTACAACCGCAAAGCGGTAGACGCATGGATTCAGGCGCAAAAACCATTGGGTGATCGGGCGCTATGAAACGGGTAAGCTTACTGCGCTCCTGGACGTCGGGAGGGAATAATGAGTAAAGAATCATACCCAACGGGCGTTGAGAACCACGGAAAATCACTCCGCATATGGTTCATTTTTAAAGGTAAGCGTGTCAGGGAAAATCTCGGTGTCCCTGACACCGCTAAAAACAGAAAGGTGGCAGGTGATCTACGAACGGCGGTTTGTTTCGCCATACGTATGGGAAACTTTGATTATGCATCGCAGTTCCCCAACTCACCTAACCTGAAAACTTTCGGCATTGGCAAGAAAGATATCACCGTGAAATTTCTGTCTGAAAAGTGGCTTGAACTTAAAAGGATGGAGATCTGCGCCAATGCCATAAACCGGTATGAATCGGTAGTCAGAGGAATGCTCCCGAGGATTGGGACTAATAAGCTGGTTTCCAGTGTGACAAGGGAAGATCTGCTCTATGTCAGGAAAGATATGCTGGCGGGATCAGGTGATAGAGGTTTGAGCGTGGTCACCGTGAACTACTATATGACCACTATGGCGGGAATGTTTCAGTTTGCTGCTGACAATGGTTATGTGAGTGAAAACCCGTTTAACGGTATCAAACCGCTAAAGAGGGCCCGGGTAGAACCAGATCCGCTCACACGTGATGAATTCGTTCGCTTCATAGATGCCTGCAAGCATCAGCAAACGAAAAACCTGTGGTCTATCGCGGTATACACAGGATTACGTCACGGTGAGCTGGTCTCCCTTGCATGGGAGGACATAGATCTGAAAGCCGGAACGATGACCATACGCCGGAATTATACGAAACTCGGTGATTTCACTCTACCAAAAACCGAAGCCGGTACCGACAGAGTTGTCCACCTGATCAAGCCCGCCATCGAGGCGCTGAGGGATCAGGCAGAAATGACCCGGTTAGGCAGGCAGTATCAGATTGAGGTACAGCTGAGGGAGTATGGCAGAAAGGCTATTCACGACTGCACATTTGTCTTTAACCCTCAGCTGGTTAAAAAAAGTGGCAACGTGGGCTATCTCTACAAAGCCGATTCAGTTGGTGACTCATGGGATGCGGCGCTTAAACGGTCAGGTTTAAGACACCGCAAGGCGTATCAGTCGAGACACACTTACGCCTGCTGGTCATTGTCGGCCGGAGCCAACCCGAGTTTCATTGCCAGCCAGATGGGGCACGCCAGCGCCCAGATGGTTTTTAATGTTTACGGTGCCTGGATGGCCGACAGCAGCAGCGATCAGATTGCCATGTTGAACCAGAAATTATCGGACTTTGCCCCATCCATGCCCCAAAGCATGGCTATAGGAATATGA